GCGTTTTCACTTTGTCTACATCTTTTTTAGTATAAAAACTTTCTTTTTGTTCAACATTTTTCCAATTTGGACAACAAGACATTGATGGAGCAATAAGTCTTACTACGTTTATTTTGGCGTCTGGGTTCTCAGGGTCATTGAGTTCAGATAAAATTTCTTCTTTTATATTACGTAGTCTTATTAAAGATAACGCAATAGCTTTCATTTCAGCATGATACTTGGTTGCTATTGTTTTATAATAATCACTTATAAGTTTTCGAAAATGTTCTTTATCGCCGCGTTTAAATGGTTTACCGTTAATATGTTGCATGAGAGCATACTCTTCGCTAATCTTCTTTTGTTCTCCCCATGCGAATATACCTGAAGGTATACTACTCCATACTATATCTGGAGCATATTGTGGATTAATATCTTTTGGCATCGCAACTTCTTCTCCTCCGTGTCCGGTACCATGGACATTAATTTCTAATATATCACGAATTGTTAAATTGCTACCTGAAGTCTCATGTTTATAAAACATATACGATTCTAATAATTCTGAAAGATATTCAATTGCTTTTTTATAGCTCTCTTTTTTATAGCTATCTTTATCAAGTATTGAAATATGTGATTTATCTGGTTCTATTATTGACATAATTTTTTTGTTGGCAAAATGTATTCCATCAATAATACCATAAGATGCCTTATAGTTTTCATAATCTTTAATAAAACGTTGATATGGTGTTTCATATACACTTTTTCGAAGAGGTCTATTATAATAAAAAACTTTTCCATTTTCTTCCCATTTTTCCCAACGTCCATATTTGAACAATTGTGTTTTGACAGGTTTTAGTTTTGATGGACCTATTAATGACTCAGAAATAGATAATTCATTTGTCGGTCTTTCATTTGAATCCGGTGAAAGTTTTCTTTTTTGTCCGGTTATAGACCCTGGTTTCATAATGTTGTTATATTTTATACCAACATTATACTTAAAAATCCGCGCTAAAGTCAAAGACATCCCCCGCGACTTCCTTGTTTGCCATTGCATACTCGCTATTTGTGCGTTCAAAGAAATTAACTTTACTATCCACACTAATTAATTCCATGAAATCCAGCGGATTTGCCGAGCCATAAATCTTCGGCACCCCCAATTGAACACACAATCGGTCTCCCACAAACTCCACATATTGCGACATCAACTTCATATTCATTCCAATCAATCGGCACGGAAGCGCAACTGTGATAAACTCCTTCTCTATTTCCACGGCTTCTCGCACAATATTTTGCGCATCGGTCTTGTCCAACTTCTCCAGCAATTTGCCATAGAGCATAATCGCAAACTCGGTGTGAAGTGCCTCGTCGCGACTGATAAATTCATTGGACAATGTGAGCCCCGGCATCAATCCGCGTTTCTTAATCCAGTAAATTGCCGCAAAACTGCTGCTGAAAAATATCCCCTCTACGCACGCAAACGCAATCAACCGCGTAGCAAATGATTTGGTAGAAGACTCATGTTGAATCCATTTTCGTGCCCAGTCCGCCTTTTTCTGAATACAAGGAAACGTGGTAATTGCCGAGAACATTTGTCCACGCGTTTCGCGGTCCTTGATATAGGTGTCAATCAAAATGCTGTACATCTCGGAATGAATATTTTCCATGGCAATTTGGAATCCGTAAAAGGCGCGGGCCTCCGCCAATTGTACGTCTGCCATGAACCGCGTTGCCAGATTCTCCATAACAATTCCGTCACTGGCCGCAAAAAATGCCAGAACCATGGATATGAAATATTTTTCGTCATCATTCAGTTTGCTCCAGTCTCCGAGGTCTCTTGACAAATCTACCTCTTCTGCTCTCCAAAAACAATCGACCTGTTTTTTGTACATTTTCCAAATATCTTCGTCTTTCACTGGGAACATAACGTATCTGGCAACATCTTCGTGTAAAAGGTAGTCAATTGGGGCATCGTCGGTATTCATCCTAAATAATATACTTTGTAGATTTTATGTTTTTATCAGAAAACAATTATAGCATTTTTCTTGGATGAAAATGATATTTTAAACGCACCATAACAACAGACAAATATGTAGATGAATCCGTTTATTAACCAATAAATTAATCAACAATTTATGTAATAATGAGCAATCCAGTACAAGTCCCAGCCAATTTAGACACAAAAATCATATATAAAATGTCATTCATCTACAAATCACTTGAACAGGGGTGGAGTGTAAGAAAACGCGACGGCAAATATATTTTTCAAAAGTCTCACGACGGGAAAAAAGAAGTATTCCAAGACGATTATTTAGAAAAGTTTATCATTGAGAATTCGTCGATGGATTCACTGACGTAAATAACCAAACTATTTCAACTGGCTCCAGATTCTGTTTAGCAACAATTCTTTCCATTTGTTTAGCGATTTCTTCCTCTAATATTGGCAGGCGCATATACAACATTGGATTCACATTATGTCCACGTTCATTCACGTATTTATTGTAATTGAATACAATAACTATGACACGTGTAATTGCACTATTTTTTCCGAACAATTCTTCAAAATTAATGCGACAATGGGGGTTGGTAATTATACACAACATAGTATTGGCTACAACTATGTAGTAATCAATCCTCACACCAGAAATATACAATGGCGCAGAATGTACAACCCCGTCAAATCGGCTTTGTATAAAGGCACAAACCGCTTGTTCTTTTGTCTTGTATTTTGACTGGAAAGAGAGAGGGTCATCTGGATACATTGTCAAGAAACAGGTCGTACAATAACCTTTGAAACTGGGATTTCCTGGATATTCGGCACACAACTTTGCCGAGCATTTTGCCGAGCTGGGCGCAGAATATTTATTTTCTTGTCGCACCAAGACATTTTTCATTTCATCCAATTTGTGTTCGCTACAATACGTGGGATATCCAATTTCAGTCCCATAGATAGGACGTTCACGACAGCCAATATATTTACAAACTCGCGGCATTTTACTAAATACTGCCCCGACAATAAAAAGTCGGGGCAATCGCAGACTATCAGAAAAACATTTCTCAATAAAGTTGTCGGATTGCTACATGCCGCGCGGTGTCTACATTATTGTAGACTAAAAAAATGTTATTAAACTATACATATTTAATAGTGCCAATAATTTTTTGAGCGGAGTGCGCAATTATTTAGGAAAAATTATGTTTTGGAATTATATAAAAAACATGGGAGGAGCACTTATGCAATTAGTCGCCTACGGCGCACAAGACGTTTTCCTTACTGGAAACCCCGAGATCACTTTCTGGAAGGTGTCGTACAGACGCCACACCAACTTCGCGATGGAGTCCATCGAGCAGACATTCAACGGCCAGGCCGATTTTGGTCGCCGTGTGTCCTGCACCATCTCCAGAAATGGAGATCTTGCTTACCGCACCTATGTCCAGGTTACTCTCCCTGAGATTAACCAGGGTATGGGAGCCGCTGGCACTGGCCCTGTCTATGCCCGTTGGTTAGACTACCCCGGTGAGCAGCTGATCGCCCTCGTTGAGGTCGAGATCGGTGGCCAGAGAATTGACCGCCAATATGGTGACTGGATGCACATCTGGAATCAGCTTACCCTCTCTTCTGAGCAGCAGGCTGGTTACTACAAGATGATTGGTCACACCACTCAGCTTACCTACTTGTGCGACCCCGCTTTTGCCGACATCAACGGCCCTTGCGCTGCCACCGGTGGCCCCAGCCAGGTTTGCGCTCCCCGCAAGGCTCTCCCCGAGACCACCTTGTACATCCCCCTCCTCTTCTGGTTCTGCAGAAACCCCGGCCTTGCTCTGCCTTTGGTCGCTCTCCAGTACCACGAGGTCAAGATCAACATTGACTTCAGACCCATTGGCGAGTGCTTGTGGGCTGTTAGGTCTCTGTCTGATACCACTGGTAATTCTCAGGCTGTCACCACTGCTTACCAGCAGTCCCTTGTTGCCGCCTCTATCTATGTTGACTTCATCTTCTTAGATACTGACGAGCGCAGAAAGATGGCCCAGAACCCCCATGAGTACCTCATTGAGCAGCTCCAATACACTGGTGATGAGTCGGTCGGTTCTTCCAGTAACAAGATCAAGATCAACTTCAACCACCCCTGCAAGGAACTTATCTGGGTTGTTCAGCCCGATGCCAACGTTGACTACTGCAATGCCTTGGAGGGTGGATCTACCTTGTACAAGGTTATGGGTCCCCAACCCTTCAACTACACCGATGCCATTGATGCTCTCCCTCCCTCGATTGCCGTCTTCGGTGGTCAGGCTGAGACATCTGGTGCACAAGCCTTCATCTCCGGAGGTGTCTTCCAGATGCCCGGTGCTCTTGATGGCCTCGTGTCCGCCGGAACAACAACCGGCAACGCTGGTGGCTGGGATCACACCATCCTTGACGCTGCTAGTGCTGGCGTCAACTCCGGCTCCCTTGTCTCTGATGCCGGCACATTCGTGCTCGCTGAGACTGCCCTCAACATGCACTGCTGGGGCGAGAACCCGGTCGTCACCGCTAAGCTCCAGCTTAACGGCCAGGACAGAATCTCTGAGCGAGAGGGTTCTTACTTCGACGTTGTCCAGCCCTTCCAGCACCACACCCGTGCCCCCGATACTGGCATCAACGTGTACTCCTTTGCCCTCAGGCCTGAGGAACACCAGCCAAGCGGCACATGCAACTTCTCCAGAATCGACAATGCTACCCTCCAGCTTGTCCTTTCTTCGGGAACTGTTGTTGGAACCAACACTGCCAAGGTCAGAGTGTATGCTTACTCTTACAATGTCTTGCGCGTGATGGCTGGTATGTGTGGAGTTGCATATTCGTAAAATTTAATGCGAATAAATGTGCGTTCAAAAGACGCGCAAGTGGATTTAAAATCTGCTACATCTCCAAATTGCGGGAAACCCCTCAAGGTATGAAATACTAAACTTGTCAAGAAATTGGTAGGTGGCTTATGATAACAACATAAGGTACAGTAAAAAGTTTCATATTATAGGGCAATCCGCAGCCAGTCTTCTAAGTCCGTTATGATAGGATATGAAGGCGGTTCAACGACTAAATGCTGATGGGCGTGAGAAGAATAATCACCTTCGACGATCGCTTAAGATATAGTCTATCCCCACTCGAGAGAGTGCTGTGCCCTTTTAAAAAGCACAGAGTAGCAACATCCGGAAATGTTTGTTGTGTTATTACTGGTATTAGAGCTTAAATTTCAATTTGTGTTTGATAAAAAAACCAATGTTTTTTATCAATCCTTTCTTTTATCAGAAAGCAATTTTACATGTTGTGCTTTGTATTCTTCGTCGCTGTATTTCTTCAGCATATCATCCTTTTGTTTTTGTTTCCGTTTCTGTGCTTCTTCATGCATTTCATTTGCTGTTTTTTTATTTTTATTTTTTACGATTCGATGTATTGTTTTTTCACCAATGTAAAATTCACCCGTATTTTTATTACAACTATGAATGATTGTAAGCTTATTTATAAAATCATCAAATAACATGTCAAGTTTCATCACGTTACATTCAAAACAACACGGTCTGATATTTTCAGAAACATACCCAATATTGTTATCAAATCTATCAATACCATTTGTGTGCGTATTACTCGATGGTTTATCACAAATATAACAATTACGAGTTATGACATTAACATATTCTTCACACGTCATTTGAAAATCATAACCAAGTTTTACTGCTCGGGCTTGATAATCATTATAACCACAACTAGTATGATTTGGGAAAATATCCGGATATAAATTGCCGGAAATACGTTTTTGTATTGTTAAAATATGTTCGACACGTTGTACAAATGTTATATTGTCGAGAGAACCTTTAATAAAATTACACACCTTACAACAACTAACACAATTTTCGCCGATATATCCTTCTTTTTGATTTTTACGGTCAATTCCGTTGAACCCTTTTTCTTGAATAATTTCACAATAATAACAGGGTTGTTTTACAAGTGATTCAAACTCATCCAATGTAAACTCAAATGGAAGTCGATATTCCTCTGCCCTTTTTTGATACATATAAAACGAAGAAGGAATACTTTTCTTTTTGTTTTCATTGTTTTCAGCGACTTTTTCCGGATTATTTTCACGCCATTTTGCGGCATTCTGCGCATTTCTTGCCATGTATTCATCATAATTGCCTTCAATTTGACGTTGTCGGTAATTCAAAGTCTTCAACGCAACTTTTTCATAATTATTTTCATTCCATTCATTCTTAACAGCCACCCGCTCTGGTTTTTTCGAGTTTTTCCTGTCCAGCTCCCGCACATGTTCCTTGTTGCGTTTCTCATTTTGCTTATTAAACTCATCGCGACACAACCTACATGTCTTGGTTTCCTGACCATTTGCTCCTACATAATAATCCACCGGGTTCAACTTACAACAAATCGAGCATTGTTTGAGTCCATCAACGATATCCGATACAACCGCGCTACGCGCTGCGTGGTCTCGCACCCGCTCTTTTTCCAAACATTCCACACAACTCCGATTGAGATAGTCCGACGACAACTGGACACGACATCCACGCAAATACTTGGCACAAGGTCGTGTCCCCGCGTTGGTACATTCGTCTTCAAACAAGCAAATCTGATGGAATCTACAATAACCATTGCCGGCGGATTTTGAATGAGTACATCCGGATTTTCCACACGGCAAAACAACCGCTGTGGCGCGTAGTTTTTCACGATTGACCGCGCCTCTATTATTACACGTAGAACACTGATTTATACCGGGTTCCATAAAATACATCTTCTTACAACCAGAGCATAGACGTGTCTGCTCAAGCATCGTGTCGCTATAATCGTTCATATACTGGTGATTCTTACAGAATCGCGAACCAGGTTGGTAATAATTGCGACATCCATTGTTGTTGCGGTCTTTTGCCAAACACTTCATTGTAATATGCTTGGTGGGATGAATGATATATAAGATTTCAATTTTATATGTAAAATTGAAAACATAAGTGTATAATTATTAACAATATATATTACAGATGGCATTTACAAAGAAC